TTAAATTTACTTTTTCTTTTCTTTTGTAATTATATATCTATTCTATACGAGAAATATAAAGTTCAACTTTAGTACAATCAACTAATAAAGTTTGTTGTTGTTGTAATTTCAATATAAACTCATCAAAGTTAAATCTATGATTATTCAAAAGTGACATCATTGCATTTATAAATAATGTTCTTTTATAACCTTTATAGTATTGTTTAACCACTAAAAGTTTTTCCATGAAATCACAAGCTCTTTCGTAGTTTTCAATTTTGAATAGACCACTTTTGAATTCTTTATTATGACTTTTATGGTTCCATTTCAAAATTTTCTGACAATCTACGTGACCCAATTTATATGTTTTTTTGAAAATCTGATAATCAATGTAGTCATTTTTTCTTTGATTTATAAAAGAGTTCAAATAATCATCATTAGACCATACTCTATTCGTTGAATTAATTATTCTCATTTGTTTTTCCCCGTAACCATTCATTACGACGTAAAACATTGGTAATTTCAATTCTTTAATAGCCAAATATCTATGTTGTCCATCACAAATTTCATTTTTTTCATTTACAGTAATAACTGTAAACAAATATTCTTTTTTCATGGACTCAATCAAATTCTTTACATGAGACTCATTTACGGGTCTATTTGACTTATGAAATTTGAATAGGTCGTAGTCAGTTACGCAATTAATCGAGGGTACGGATATCGTTTGATTTGTAAACATAATATTAATTTACTAAATGGTTAATATTAAAATGGTAAATCGCCGTCGGGTTCGTCCTCTGATTGTGGGTCAACAATTTTTTTGTTTCCACCCATAGACATAGTTTCTTCAACATCATTTCCATAGATGTATTTACCCGCATCTGAGTCCCAACGTGGAACTTCACCACGAGCAATGGATTCAAGATATTCGGCCGGCTTCTTAGAATATACATCTTCCCAACCCAATTTATCAGAAACCCATGAATCTTTTGTCTCCTTATCTTCGTGGAGTGGTGATGGGTCATCATGCATAATTGTTTGAATAACCGTGTAAGTAGCTCCCTTTGGGGTCTTAGCTTTGGTCAACTCAAGGATAATATCACGACCGTTATCAGGGTCAGTAATGTCACCTTTTTGACGGAAGATTGGGATAATCTTATCCAAAATACCTTCGTTCTTGTAGTTGTGTTTGAAACGCCAGAATTTCACACCATCTTGTTCGTTGTCACGGTCAATAACCTTAACAATATAGAATTTACGAGGTTTGTACTGTTTTGCAAGTTCCTTGTCAGACTCTTTGCCAGTTGACATAAGTTCCTCATAAACTTCGGAAAGTGGTGAACGTTCGTTGTCGTTTTTACCTGGGTCAAAAAACTTTTGCCATTTACCATCAACCTGAACTTCGTGGAACCATACTTCTTTGAATGGTGAGCTTCCGTCTTTGGTTGGGAGGACTCGGAGTCGTTTTTGACCTTGCTTCTCGTTATCTTTAAGGATAGCCGCGAAGTACTTTTTCATTCTTTCATCTTGAGACATTTTTGAGGCGTTAGATGAACCGCCTTGTTTTGAATTTTCGTACTGCGAAAGAATCGCATCTAAAGAATTGTTTGTCGCCATAATATATAAATTTAAATTGTTTACTAAGTATAAGTGTCAGCCGTTGGTTTGTCAAATCAAAAATGGGGTCTTTCGACCCCACTTTACTATCTTACTTCAGTGAAGTCCCCAGTTTCTTCATCTCCAAAGTCTCTAAAACTTTTTTTGATATCGATTGGTGAATATTCTTCAACTTCGTTTTTTGTTAAAACATACTCATTTTTTCCTGATTTTTCCATATCAATTTCTTTATCCTCGAAAAAATCACTAAGTTTTTGGTTAAATGGTCCTGAATCTAAACTACGAAGTTCTAATTTTTCCTCAGGACTTTTAACTCTATATTTTTCAACCTTTGCTTCTAAGTCATTCAACTTAGTCACAATTTGGTCCATATTAGATAACTTACTCTCTAAATCTTCCAAATGTTTAAATAAGTTATCGAAATATTCTTCTTGTTTTGTTTCAATATTTTTTTGAGACTTAACCAAATCAGTAATTTCTAACTCCTCACCTTTTTTCTCAGAGCCTTCTTCCCCAATTTTCTCAACATCAGGGTCAGTTGCAACATCCACAGGTTGTGGTGCTGCGATTTCAGGTGCCACTGGTGCAGGTGGAGCAACTTCACCACCAGGTGGTGGAGGTACCGCAGCCGGGTCCTCAACTGGTGGCGGAGGTGGAACCTCTTGTTCAGTTATATATTGGTTGATAGAATTATATCTATTTAACTCTTGTAAAATTTTAGAATCAATTCCCATTTTATTATCCGTTTAAAAGTTGTTTAACCCCGTGAAGAGTTTCGACTTGAATTTTTTTATTTGTATTCATAGTGTTGTCAACTCTTTCAATTAAACCATCTTTCATTCTAAGAGTGTAACATTCACCAGTATCTAAATCACAAACTTCTTTGTAACCATTACCATTGTCTCTTTCAGTAATTCGGGTACTCTTACCCAAATAACTATCTAATATATCTTTTGTGCTCATAAGTTTTTATTTATAAATATCTTTTATTTTAAAATAATCCACTAATATACTGTACAGTTTGACTTCTAGAGTTATCGAATGTGACTCCGTCATTCAAAACAGGATTCAAAGTTATTCTAAACTTAACTACCCCAAACAATAACATTATACAATCTGAGTCAGATTCAATATCTCCCAAAGATATTGATAAATTTTGTTTATTTGCCGAAATCAAATTAGAAACATTATATTCATAATCTGTTTGTGAACACTCTGATGGTGCGGTTATCTTATATTCCGCAACTATCATTACCCAATTATTATTTGGAGTATTATTCACGGTTATAAAAAATTTGGGGTCAACTATATTATTTTTTGTTATACTTAATAATTGTGTTGATTCTGTTGAATTTGCAATTTGTCTGTTAACTTGGTCGTATGCAAAAATAGCCGATTGAACCTGACTTTCAATATTTCCCAAATCAACAATGTCCATATCCTCATATATGGTTTCAGGTTTAATATTTTGTTTAGAATTTAAAATAATAAATTTAGTTATTTCTTTATAGTTGTCCTCGCTAATTGTTGCAACTCTACTTCTCCATCTATTAGATAAAAATGTAACAAACTTACCAGTATCTTGGAAAGATGCATATGGTACATTGTCGGTAGAACAAAAATATTGTTTTAAGAAGTTTGACTCTCCTGATTGACCCCATGAACTTGTTAAATCAATTCCCCCAAAATTAAAATTATTTGACGAAAAACCCGCCGCCGAACCATTTGAATTTAACCAAATAAATGCATAAATTGTATGAGCTAACTTAATGTTTGCACCTCCATTTAAATTTAAAACAGAATTAACAATTTCATACATTTGAGTTAAGTTAAATTCTTTTTTAACTATCTCCGCTTTAGTATAAGTTCCATAATCCGAAGATGGTACACATTCTTGATTTGCAGATTTTGTACTTGATGGACTATTTGTTAATTCATTAACTAATAACCTTAATTGGTCAGTTGAATTAGTCGTGGTATTCGATGTAGGACCTGTTGTATTATTTGCATTTGTAACACTATTTGACGATTGTTGAGCGTCTGTAGTTGTAGTAGTTGTTGACTGCGCAACTTGTGGAGTATTAGAACTTGATTCAACTTTTAATTTATCTTTTATTATTTTTAAAAGATTTGTCTTAATAGTTTGAACAAACTGGTCAATTTTAGGAAGAGATGCGGTTGGTTGTCTGATTCCAGTTACAACCGTATTAAATGTACCAGGTGTTATATTGTGAGTAACATCTAAAATCATATATGGTCCACTAAACATTGGTACATATCTAAGATTAAAATACATACTAGGTTGAATCATCGCGTTACCCATCATTGTTAAATTACACTTATAACTTCTATTTTTATAAATGTTATACAATGACAAGTTTTGTGTTGCTCCACCCCTATTACCAGATTGGTTTGCCATTTGGTTAATTACTTCCAAAGATTCCGCAGTTGAAACACCCGCATCTTGTGAAACCTGAAAATCTTGAAATATCTGTTGGTTCTGTGGTCCAAAATCTACGTTAAACCCAACAACTTTATTTGACTTGTCCCAATCATTTTTACCAACTTGATTTTCAACAAGTGGATTAGATGTTTTTCTTAAATCGAATGCATCGTCTTTGAACCTGTAGTCAACATTTTTATTAATCGCTAAATGTTCTGAGGGTTTAGAGATAAAGAAACAAACCATTTTGGATGATGAGTCTCTATAATCCACATTTGCAAAGGTTCCAAACAAGGTATTGGCGAAATCCAAAGTTCCTTTAGGTCTTGGTTTTGGGTTTTTAACAGCATCTTGAACATTATAGAAATTAACATATGATGGTATGTTCATAACCATAAAGTTATTACGTAACAAAACAGATTGTGCAAAACTTAACACTGACATTTTTGTACTTGCATCCATTATAAAGTTTTTTAAGTGAAATATGTCAGCAATAACCGTATCTCCAATATTTCTACTAGCTCTGTCTAACAATAACAAATCCTCAAATATTGTTTTTGATTTGAAATCTCCTCCTGAAATCCACTTATCATTTGTAGCCTTAAATGATTCCCAAAGTTCTAACTTTGTTTGAGACCCTTCTAAGTCTTTTCTAGCTCCTTTACTTTGTTCAACTGTTATAACAGGTAATTTAGCTCTTAAAGTTATCATCAAGTTGTTGATAATATCTCCCTGAAATGTATCAACCTCTCTGAGGTAATTATCCATTTTGTTTATGAATGCAACTTTACCCCAATTATTAGATGAACTAGGAATCAATGGGAATTGTGGTGTTGGTGGTGTTGTTACCGCGGCAATATATTGTGGGTCTAAAGGTGACTGAGTTATGTTACCATAAATTTCAGTAATGGCTGTATTTGCCAAATCTATGTTAGTGGTTGTACCTGAAATATCGACCTTTTCTCCAACAAATTTAATTTGTTGTTCGAAGTTTCTAAATACGGACAACTTATTTTCATTTTCTTTGTAAATTGTGACCGTTGAACCATCATTCAATGTGAATATTTCAATTATCAAACCAACATACTGTTCAATTGGTAATGAAACAGGAAGTGGTGGTGGTGAAATCGAAGATGGTGGTTGATTCTGAGTAAGTTTTTGTGTTGCGTATATTTTTATTATTGGTGCAAAATTTTTGACGTTTTGAACATTAAATCCAACATTAAGGTCAATAAAGAAATCGGTGATAAATGAACCACTATCTTTATAAGTTAGTTCAGGTATGTCCGAAAACCCAACCCAAACCTTGAGTGTTTTCCACTCTTCAGGATAATTGGTTTCTGAAGTTGATAAAGAAACTGTACCCCCTTGCACCGGTAACGCGTTTGGTGATGATTCGGTATATTTTTCCCACGTATATGGTTCCTCAATAAATTTATTTGAAAAACTATAGAATAGTTTCTTATCGAATGAACTTGGATTTCCGTACTTAAATACGTAATCAAAACTAAGGAATTCTTTTATGTAGGAATTAATTGTCTGACATTGTATTTGTTGCGTTTTAGAAACCGCCTCTGAACCTGTTGCTCCCGTTGTGCTTTGTTTTGGGACCTTCATCATTTCCCTCATCATCATTTGGAAGTTTCTGAAAGATTTTTCAGTTTTAGTTAGGTTCTCTGGTAAATTTTCTAAATCGTAGTCATAAACTGATTTTGAGAAATTTAAGAATTCTAACTCAAACTTATCTAATATTTCTTTGTTAAACGCAGAAAATATTTCACTTATTTTAGAGTACCCAATTATTGGGTTATGTAGTCCAAAATTTTCTTGTGACTCAACTTCACTCTCAGTAAAAATTATTTTGATGTACTCATCATGTTCGGGTTTTTTTATTTTTGATAAATCAAAATAACCATAATGTGGTGAAGCCCAAAAATTTCTAACCGAACCATTATACATCGATTGGTTTCCCTTAACTTCAACTTTCATCTTATCAACATTTCCCTCTTTAACAAAACATTCATTGAATGTTTGATTTAGAAGGGAACCTTGTGATGGTAAAGGATATGTAAAAGTCCCAATTAAGTTATCAATACTTACAGACCACGGAATAACACGTAAATCTCTCATAAGATTTGCGTCGTCAAATCCTTCAGGTTCGTTGATAATTGATTCAGCAACATAGTTTAACGTTACCCCACTACCGAATCCATTCTGAATATCCGTGTCAGTAAAACCACTATAAATTAAATAACCTTGATAGAACACATTGAAATCATTGATAAGTTTTGGGTAAAACCCTGTGTTAATAAGTGTAGATGTCTCGGCTCCAATTATGGTATCTTTTTCTAAAACAATGTCGATATTTGCACCATTAATTATTAATCCGTAATTTCTTATGGGACTGTTAGTTACAGGGTCAAAGTTCTCAACTTGATTAAAATCATCCCAACATTCATCTAAAATATCTAAGTTTTCTTCAACATATTTTTTGTATCTATGGTAAATCGAACCTAATTTCAATATCCACGCATATGGTACTTTATGAATCGCTCCGAATTTTTTTAGACTTGCCAAAATGTAGTCTAAGTCTTCTACTGTAATATTAGAGTCTGAACTTTTATAAGTTCTAAATTTCTCTCTG